GCCGTTAGCTCAATCCGATTGAGCAAGGACCGGAGTCCGAACGTGTACGTTTGTATCTGACGCCACACTCTCGCATTCACTAGCGAGCAGGCACCTCAGGCCGACACGACGTTCGGGGTCTGACGGATCCAAGCAGAACGGATTCTTCCGGATGCAAAAGTGGTTCTCGAAAAGCTCGAAAATCACTCCACCGGATATCTGAACCCTCCCTAACTTCCGATCCCTCGGTAAGTAGGGGCGAGCCTCGACTAAACTGGATATCCTCGAATAGAGATCCTGGGGATGGGTCCCACGCGCCTCGAATAGTTCGCAGACGCCGGGAACAAGAACCATCGCGGGGGAAGGATCTCCGAGAAGAGTAGCGAGTGGAGGGCGGGAGTTAGAACCTCTCGGGCCTCTCTTTGAGAACTGGGCGAATAGTCGCTTCCAGTTCCCCCGACTAGCAGGGACAATGACCTGAGCCTCGGGGGACGCACAGCCTGACTGACACCAGTACAGGAACTGCTCGTCCTCCTTGACCGTTCGGTCATCTTCCCATGGATCTGTATCAAGATCCACCTTCTCGCGCCGCCTCAGTGAAGAGGCGAGACGCTCACCAGATCGCACCCAAACGGGGACGGTCTTCTCCTCCGCGGGGAAGGTCGTCGGTTCCTTCAGGGTTTGAAGAAGGAACGCAGCGAAATTGAGCTGCATGTCCGAAAAATCTGCTTCAGACAGCTTCCTGGTGATGGGTAGGCCAAGGCCCCCTAGGTGAACGGGGAGCCAGTAGCTCATGCCCTCAGGGATTGTTTCCAGGAGTCGCCGATGCGACTTTAGGAACCAACCCATCATAGCGTCCCGGAGCTTTCCGGTATGACCGCGTAAGAAATCTGCCGCGAGAGCCGGCAGGTCCCGGTAGGTCCTTTCTCGACCTCCCTTCGGATCGAAGGGAGAAAGGAACCCGAAATTCAGGTACGGAACTTCTTTGAACACAAGGCCGACCGACTCACGTCGGTCGGTGGGGTCAACAAACTCATGAACCGTAAAGGTAGCGGAATTCATCTGGATAAAGTCTGAGGAGACATAGGTCTTCCCCACAGACGATTCCATGCCGCAACGCGCGGCCATCCGCTCCCATAGGTTAAAACGGAAAGGGCAATCGATCGCAAAAACACAATCATCACCGTTTACGAGGAGGGGAGCCTGCCGAAGAGTCAGCAGGTCCGTCTCGTCCGCCAAATCACCCCAATGGTCGTCAGATCCTTCTTGATATTCGAAGGAACCCGACGTCTCAAGGGCGTAGCGGCAAATCGCGGCGTTGACCAGACAAAGAACTGGGAAGCTGGCGGGAGATCCCATCAGCTGACCATTAGTCTGTCGAGCCACGACTGTGAACTTCTTTCCGTCCTGCTCTTTCTTGTACACCAAGGTGTGCCCAACCAGGGCCGCCTCCAGGACATCAGAGTCCAACTGAGACAGCCCCATGGCTGAGGACAGAGCACGAGCTGCTGCCCGACTAAGCTTCGAGCGCAAATTGTCCGTAGCGGCCGAATAATCGCCGGAGACAAAGGAGATCCCGAGAGGGAGATTCCCGAACCTCTTCATCAGCACCTCTTCGCTGATCGGCTTTCCGATCAGCTCGAAGCACGGATGGTCCTTTAGAACTTTCCACATAAACTTCTGTAGGTCTTTCAGATAGTAATATGTGAATTCAGGACCTTTCGTAACAATCCGCGTCTTACACGGTTCAGTAACCGCTACAGGCGTGGCAAGCATAGGATTGCTTCTCCGGATTCCATCGACTCCATAAATTATGGAGCCGTAGACCTCGCGCCGAACACCCGCCAGGATAGCAGAAGCAAAAGCTTCCTGGGAGTACTCGATCACGGGAATCATCGGTTCGTTACGGAGGGGGTGAATGGCCAGACCCACATTGCGTGAGTTCTGATGAGCGGCGAACGTCTCTAGGACGGCCGTCGCTGCCCCACCCTTAATTCCGGAAACCTCATGATGACCCTTCCGAGAGGGGAAGAGTGGACGCTCACGGTGGGTGAACTCCTTTCCACCAAAGATTTCGAATACGGTGCGACGAACTTGCCAGAGCATCCGGTTCAGAAGAGACTTATCTTCCGCACCAGTCGGCCTAAGCCCGTCGACTTGAGTGATCGCCTTTCGATGTTTCTCCAGGGAACCCGCAACGGTCTCATCTGAGACCTTTGCTGTTCCCTTAGCGAGAAAGCGAAGGGTGAGAGCACGCGCCAGAGAACGCGCGTGTTTGGGATTTGCAGACAGTTTCCTACGAAGCTTCTGCACCACGCGACCGAGAAAATGACCCGCCCTTCCAGGAAGGACGGTCATCGTCACGGCCGACTTACCAGGTGTAGTCCCCACCCTATCACGGATAGTCGGCGGAGCAGCCGGCAAAGGCTGTCCCGTACAAAAAGCGTAAAGCGCAACAAACCACCATTTGAGAATGGGGGTAAGGTCATTGCTGCGCGACCAACCATCCCACCGCTGGAGCCAGCCTACAATCTCGGCTTTGTCCAGGGGATGCACGTTAAATACACATAGCAGGCACCGATAGACGTGTGCAACATTATGACCGGCGATTACCCCGTGCTCGCCGCCATCTGCTATAAACCGACTGATAGCATCAACCGCCTCGCTGTGGTTGGACCTCTCGAGGTCCGACCACTTGGGCGGCTGTCCGTCGGTGGAGGATATTCCTTCCAGCCAGTTGTGGATAACTTGTTTGTCCATAGTTTCAACTGAGTCACTTCTTA